AGTAAGCGGTATTGCTGGGAGCATTGCCTGTGCTATTCTGGATACACACATACAACACAGCGTTGTACAATACCTTGTCACCAACCACATAAGCAGTGGTAGCCGAGTAACTGTCAAAAGGAAAATCTGTAGCGTTGAAATAATCGCTTTGGAAAGATTTCACATTGAATCCTGAACGGCGTGTGTTAAACAACAGTATGCCTTCAGGATACAGCGTGGGATCCGGAGCGTCAATGTCTAAGTAATCACTGGTCAACAAACTTGTGATGGTGGGGATGTTGTCAGTGATGGGATTTGTGGTACCATTGGGTGCCCAACGAGCATCTGCAAACAATATGCCATCTGCTGTGGTTTGATCCGAGTTGATTATGGTCACCCATTGCAGTACACCGTCAACTTGCTGCCAGCGTTTGATCACTGGATACAGTTCAAGATTGGATGTGTCAATCCAGAGATCACCTTCAACTAGAGCAGTTGCATCACTTTGCTCAGTGGGAGCAGAAGCAGAAACAATAGGACCTGCAGGGTCGGTATTTGTCAGATTGAAACCGCGCACGTCGTTGGTCACGGTTCGATATCCCTGCCATCCACCATCGTCTTGGATCATGATGTCTACTTGGTTAGTAGCAGAATAGTACCAGTAACGACCATCAGCGGGATCTTGATCTGGCGCAGTGTCGCTGGCACTGTAGTCTAGTGCCACCCAGTTTGATAAAATCAAAGCAGTGGTTGAGCCTGGTTGCAAGCGCACACCTGTGACAGTGGTATTAAATCCAGCATCTGCTACTGCACCAGATCCAGATCCGTCATTGAGCACAACGACACCACCTTGGCTGTGTGTGATCGCGATAGCACCATCTGAAGTCACTGAAGCACTCACAGGAGCACCTGCTGGAACAGCAGCACTGAATGCCGACACGAAAGAGGCTGCAGTGGAGCCGCCCAAGGTGGCTGTTACTGCTGTTGACAGTGTGCTACTGTTGGTTGTGCTGTATTGGATAGTAAAGGTCTCAGACGCAACAAATGTGGGCGAAGTGTCGTCACCAGTGATCACCGTGGGTCCAGTGGCCAATCTCTCAAACACTTTGAGTGTGAAGGTATTGTTGCCAGATCCTGATTCAGGAGCCACATTGTACTGTGTGTAAGTTGATCCGGCTGGAATATTCTTGCCACCACCTGCTGGGTCTAGTGCAGCGTTGGCTGATTGATCATTTTCATAAATTGGCGCACTCTGTTGTACGAAAATTCCCAGAGCCGCACTGTATTTTTTGACGATGATATCCGCGCCAGAATTCACTGCAGTGGTCACATTCCATACTGATCCTGTGGGCCGTGGCGTGGTCTGTCCAGTGGACCAGCGAGGATTGGTATAGTTTGGACTCTGTTGCAAGGCAGGAGCATAGTATGTGCCAGCAGTGATCCCCAAGGTAGTCAAAGGAGTCCCGGTGTCGTTTGCGATAATGATAGCACCATCGGGTGTGGAGTCCAGCGTACCCGAATCGCTGTCGGCGTAGAGCCATAACTTGTTGCTGGTCAGTGTGAGATTGGTTTCTGCCGTCACACCAACAATACCAGCCAAATTAATATCGCTGACTAAGCTGGCCAAAGTCTGTCCACTCAATGTGACTTCAATTTCGTTGATCTGGATTTTGTTACCAACCGTCAGTGCGTTACCAGTGATAGTATTAGATCCCTGTACTGTGGGCCATGAGTTTTTCCATGCATCACTGCCCACTAACACCCAGGCGTTGCTGTTGTTTTTATAGTAAACAGGATTGTTGGTGTTGGTTGCTACCACAGCGTAATCGCCAATTCCACCAACGGATGTCGAAGGAATGCCACCGCTGAGTTGTGTAGTGTCCGTGATAACAATGGGTGTCTGCACAGTAAAGGCGCCGGTGGTTTGGTTCCACTGGAAAATTCCCCAGGCTGTGCTGGTTGTATCTAACCAGTAGGTTTGATCAGCAGGAGCACCGGTGGGGCGTACCAAGCTGGCTGTGAGTTCTGCTAGATCAATATCAGCACGTTGTACATAGGCGCGATTGGAAATTCCAAGCGAACTGTAGGCTGCTAACAGTCCATATTCGTTGAGTTCATAACCGTTGATGGGTGTACCCGCCGATGTCTTGTAGAAGAACGGATTGCCAAAAGTAGCGCTCAAATCTCGCTGGCTCGTGATCAAGTAAACTTTGCCGGCATTGGCTGCCAGTGTGCCAGCGGCTACGCCTACTCCGGTGCCGGAGATTTTGTTCTGTGCTGTGGCTATCAAGAAGTAAGGTACTGAATTTGTCGCGGCCGGTATATAGTTCGACTCGTCGATTACTGTTACTTCTACGCCAGGGGATACAAGTGCCATAATGTCATCCTTATAAATGGTTACCTATATTTATAGGTACCACCCAAAGAACGGTGGTTTGTGGTGCCTTAATTAAGGCCTGGCTGCTAAATACCGCTATGCGCCCTTTATGCAAGATCTGCGGCAAGAATGCTCGTGCCATCAATGGATATCACAACGACAAAGTCTACTATCGCAGTCGGTGTAATCAGTGCATCCGTCGAGGCAAAAAACAAAAACCCACACAATCTCGATGGCAGGCCGCAGGTTACAAAAAGAAAACCACATGCGATCGATGTGGTTTCCGTGCCAAGCATACCAGCCAACTAACGGTGTATCACGCCAATGGTAATCTCAATGACTGCGAACTGCGCAACCTCAAAACTGTGTGCCTGAACTGTGCTGCCATGATCACGCGACAAGATCTGCCGTGGCGGGCCGGAGATCTTGAACCAGATTTGTGATCTGCGCATAGAGTTGATCTAGAGTTCCATCGTTGGCTATCACGCGATCAAAGCGGGTGCCGATCCAAGCAGTTTCAGAAGCATGGATACCCCGGCGCCGCAGTTCTTCTCGGGGATCGCCGTGTGTCCAATGCTGATCGCTGTTGGCAGCCACAGCCAGATCATACCACTCAGGCTCTGGACCGCGTGTGACACGGATCACATAGCCTCCCTGTTTGCGTATAGCGCGGATCTCATTGGGGAATCTGCAGTCTGAAATCACCACATCATCTGAAGTTTTACGCAGTTTGTTTTCCAGGCTGGCGATCCAGATGTCATCGTGGAAAGCATTACGACACACTTCTGTACCCCAGTACTGGAGAATGTATCTGGGCGTGATAGTGCGCCCTAGGCGAGCACTCCACCACTCATCGGGCTGTTCTCGCCACTCTCGGCTGCTTCTAGTACGACCTTCCAGCATGTCTCTGTCCCATCCAAAAACCGAGGCACAGGCATCCTTCAGCGTGGCAGCGAAACTGTCACGCCGGAATTCATGGATATTAACCAGATAATCCGCTGTGGTATCTTTGCCTGAGCCAATAAGGCCGCATACTCCAATGATCATTTTAGTTCCTTGATTTTTAGATATTCCAGCGTGTCCCACAAGAGGTCAATCTGCCGTCGGCAGTCTTCCAAGGCATGATGGCTGGCTGGATAAGTGTTTAGTCCAGGGCAAAGGCTGTATACAGTTCTTGCGTCACGCACATTGTAATACTGCCAAGGCAGCACGATGTTGTGGCTCTTGTAGGCATGCTCCAGGATGTTCATGTCAAAAGTGGGACCGTTGGCCCAGGTTCTTTTGCATTGCCAGGTCAGGCGATGCAGTTCTTCCAGAGCTTGCTTCAATGGTATTCTGCCCTCGGGGCTGAACGCTTCCTCCTGTGCTGCTCTAGGTTGGGTAGCCCACCATTCTATCGTGCCATCACTGATGTTGCGATCGGGTTGGCTGTCAGGATCTACCCTGGCATAGTACCAGCGATCGCTGTATTCCCCGGTGCGTTGCAAGGGATCAAAGGTCTGGGCAGCGATGGTCAGGATGCAAGCATCTACTCCAGTACCGCAGGTTTCGATATCAATCATTATGTCAGCCATGCTGACATTTTAACAGGTATTTTGGACGAATGCTAGAGTATTTTAGCCAATAACGAATGTCAATGGTTGCGAGCCATCTACATACTGGCGCAGATCTTCGATACAGCGCTCGATGGCTGCTTGTCCTTCGGCCTTCATTGCCGAACCGTTGAGTGTGGATCCACCCTGCGGTCCAGCGATGGTTTGGAATTTCTCCCGGGCTTCACCAATGATGATTTTGGAAGCGCCGACCATGCAGTCTCTGAACCACTGGCTGATCTGCATGTCAGCCAAAAGTGTGATTTCAGGTTTGAGATTGTATGTCCAAAGCAAAACCGTCTCACCCGAACCGCGGGGATCACGGATCAGTTGCAGTTTCTTTGTCACAGGGTTCCAGGTGTAGTTGATGTACCCACCGAACATACGAGCAGCCAGTTCCACATACTGCTGATAGAAATCGTAAGTGGCCATGCCGCCAGTGCTTTGATTGAAGTTGAGCAAGTACACATTCAAGGTGGCCGCACCAAACGGATCAAAACTGTGTCCACCCGATCCTGTGATGCCGATGGTGCGCCGGAAGATTTGCCGCACCTGCATGACCTCTTGAGGGAGGTAATACTCATTCTGCCCTTCGATCAACTGCATGAAACTGTAGGATTCTTCATAGGCGTTCTGGGCCCGCTGGCGATAGATGCCTAGGGTGCGCTGATATGCGGCCTCGTAGTGGCTGGGATCTAGCTCTAGATCGATGATGTAATCGCCCAGTTGCAGTTGGACATATTCTATCAACTGCTTTTTTAAAGGGTCTAGGCTGTCGTTGAGTGGGTTTTGACCGTTGGCCATATAGGGGCTCCTTGCCCCTATATTTAGCGGATCTTAAGCAGTATCAAGTTCTCGTTGCCGCGCCCGTTGAACTTGACTTCCGTGGCTTTGATGTCCTTGAAATACTTGCGATGTTGAGCCACACCGCCCTGTAACAGAGATTTGATTTGCTCTGCGGGTTTGCGGAGAGTCTTTTGGATGCTGTTAGTAGGATCAAATCCGATCAACATGTTGTTCTTAACGGTAAACGAACCAGCGTGTGTGTCTGCCACCACATAGATCAACTTGCGCTTTTTGGTGTCGTATAACCAGGCTTCCTGGGCGTTGACCAAGCCTGTGACTGGTACAGATTTCAGTTTGAGTTCACCAAACTCTGCGAGATACTTGAACTTCTGTGTCTGGCGCTCGGGACTCACTGCCTTTTTCTTGCGCGGCTTGCGCTCGACTTTCTTGATCTGCACATAGGAACCACAATCGGCTATGACTTGTTCCGCAAATTTGACTAGACTTTTCAGTTGCAGTTTACCAAAATTTCCATATCCCTCGACCAACTGGGCATCCTTGCCACGCACTGCTTCTTCCAGTTCCTCCAACCTAGCTTTCCATTGCTGGGATATCTCTCCCACCATCTGTGGAGCCACATTCATGCCACGCAACAGGGTCATGGGTTTGTAATCCGCTGACATCTTGGCACCGGCCAGGATCATTTCATCATACATGCCTTCGATCTCGCCCGCGGCCTCCACCATCTTATCACGCAGTCGATCCTGGATGTTGGGCCGAGCCACAGCGTCGGGTTCGGCGGCCTTGACCACTTCTCTTATGGCTCTAACAGTACGCAGATGCTCGGTGATGGCAGTATCAACGGCCAGGAGTTCATGTTCATTAAGATCCAAGCCCATGGTATTCATGCGGCACAACCATCCGGTCTGATTGCGTATGGTAGACTCTGGCACGCGGCCAAAGTCCTTGGCATCCCGTTGACGATCATTGCGGACCAACCAATCAACAATCAGTTCCTTGACTGTTTTCTTGTCGTAGTGATAATTGTACCAGGTAAAGGCTGTGATTATAGTTGATGCCCGGGCCTCGGGTTCAGGTTGCAGACGCCATTCGGGTTCGCCACCGGTATATTTGGTGTCTGCTGATTTTGGGTTTAGTGGTTTGGGTGCTTTGAGTGCGACAGCGTTCATCTGGGCTCCTTGTCCATTAGTTTAGCCAACAAAATATGTCCTTCAAAATTCTTCATCGCTTCTTCGGCCTGGGCCAGCAGTTCATCAAATTTAGGTGAACCTTGTCCGCGGCGGCGGCAGTTCACCCACTCTGCGTCTGCTAGTCTGAGTTTATCATAAACAGCCCTGTGCATGCGCCAGAGATCTTTCATGCCAAAATTCATGTTCAGCGTGTTTTTGTGGGCACGATCCAAACGAGTATGCAGATTTTGCCAATCTTCCAGGTCCATTTTAGTATTTTAGCAGGATCTGCTTTTTGGGTCAACCTACCCATAAATACAGCACTATGCCCAGATTATCCATGTGGCGTCCTAACCGGACGAACGATTACCGCTTTTTCGACCGAACTATCTCCGAAATGTACACCGTGGGCGGAGTAGACATCTACATCCACAAATATCTTGGCCCTAAGACCGGCGAAGGTGATTCTGCGGAAAGCGGCAACTACGATGCCACGCAGCCTAATTACTCAGTGGAAGATCCGTTGTTCATCCAGGACTTGCTGTTGCTGGAAAATCGCGACCGTTCCTATGACAAAGACATCTATCAGATGCGAGGTGTGTTCAATGTTTCAGACATAGACTTTGATCTCACGCAGTTTGGACTTTTCCTCAACAATGATACCCTGTTCATCACTTTCCACTACAACGACATGATCGACACCATTGGTCGCAAACTCATGTCAGGTGATGTGTTGGAGATCCCCAATCTCAAAGATCCCAATCCGTTGAACGCGGCCATAGCCAAGGCCTTGCCCAAATACTATGTGATCCAAGACGCAGCCTATGCTTCCGAGGGTTTTGCCAGAGAGTGGTTGCCGCACACATGGCGCGTCAAAGCCACGCCCATGGTCAACGCCCAAGAGTACCAAGACATCTTGGACAAACCTTTTGAAACCAATAACATCTGGGATCCCATCAACTATTACCCCACTGGCACGGTGGTGCTGTCGGGTGACACCTATTATCGTGCCATACAGAACACGCCTGTGGGCACAGAGATCACCAATACTGCATATTGGCTAGAGATCACCGATCCCACTAGCATCGCTGATGTAGACAGCACACGCAACAAAGATCTCCAGATCAATGATGCCCTGTTAGCGCAGGCCGAGATTGATGTGCCGTTGAGCGGATATGACACTGTGAAGTTTTACATCTTCCCGACCAATCCAGACGGCACACCCGCTGATCCTTCTTCAGTGACCATAGACTCTACTAACATAGATGTGGACCAGACTGGAGTCAATACTGCTGATGCCAGCCAAACTCCGCTGGCCGATGGTTATACCATGGGCTACCTCACTGGTGATGGCATCGCACCCAATGGCTTGCCTGTGACACCAGGTATATCATTCCCCACAAATCCGCAACAAGGAGCCTATGCCTTGCGTTTAGACTATTTCCCCAATCGCCTGTTCCGTTACGACGGCCGGCGCTGGATACACATCGAAGATTCGGTACGCACCGATCTTGGCAATGGCCCGTTGAACAATACCTTGCGGTCAAGTTTCGTCAACAATACATACACAGTAAGCACCACAGACCTTGGCAATGTACCCAGCCGCCAGAGCCTATCAGAATTGTTAAAACCTCGGGCAGACAACGGCGACGATGGTGGCTTCAAACCTGCCAATCCCAGACCCGGAACATATCCTGGACAGAGAAACGACACGGAATAATATATGGCACAGCAGTTCTTTTATGACCAACAGATACGGCGCTTCCTGATCCAGTTCGCCAGAATCTTCTCTAACTTTTCAGTGGAGTATGGGGGTACCAATCCTGCCACCCAGGCCCTGGTGAGAGTGCCCGTGCGCTACGGTGATGCCAGCCGACAGGCCCAGACCATCATCCAAGAGAACTCAGCAAGTAACATGCCATCAACGCCGTTGATCACATTCTATATCACTGCTCTAGAATATGCCCGCGATAGATTGCAGGAGCCCTATCATGTCAGCAAAGTGCAGGTTCGCCAGCGGACCTATGATACCAGCACTGACACCTACGAGACCACACAAGGAAATGCTTTCACTGTAGAGCGATTGATGCCAGTGCCTTATACTTTGACCTTGAATGCAGATTTCTGGACATCAAACACCAATCAAAAATTCCAGCTAGTTGAACAGATCGCTACATTGTTTAATCCCAGCTTGGAAATACAGAGCACCGACAACTATCTAGACTGGACCAGTTTGTCGGTGGTAGAACTAGAACGGGTGAACTGGTCGAGCCGGACCATACCCATGGGTACAGAGAATCCCATTGACATATTCACCATGACCTTTAAATTGCCAATCTTTATTTCTAGCCCAGCCAAGGTCAAGAAACTGGGTGTAGTGCAGAAGATCATCATGAGCATGTATGATGCCAACGGTGATGCCAACGAAGCCATTACCAACAACGATCTCTTGCTAGGCACGCGACAGAAATTCACCCCTTATAACTTCCAGGCCTTGCTGATTGGCAACAAAGTGCAGGCTTTAAAGTACAGCCAGACTGTGCCTGTGCCCAACGACAATACTGTACCGCCACAGTCACCTCCCAGCAATGAATTTTGGCAGGCCGTGGTAGGCATGTATGGTACCTTGAGACCGGGCATCAGCCAGATCCGATTTGACAATCAATGGGGCGATGACACGCAGGTCATTGGCACCGTGAGTTATGATCCCACCGACGATCGATTCTTGTTAATCAACATTGACGAAGACACTTTGCCGCAGAACACGCTCGACCCAGTGGATGCTGTGATCAATCCGCTAACCGCAGGGCCCGGAGAAGGTTTAGCTGCGGCAGCAGCAGGACAGCGATATCTCATTTTAGACGACATGGGTGGAGATACACAGGCCTGGGGTTCATTTGCTGGTGCCCGAGCCAACGACATCATTGAATATGATGGAGATTTTTGGTTCGTGGCCTTTGAAGCAGCAGCACAGACTACCAATGTGGAATTTGTCACAAACATCACCACCAGCCTGCAATATCGCTGGACTGGCACAGAATGGGTCAAGAGCTACGAAGGATTATATCCTGCTGGCGAGTGGAGTCTGGTGCTGTGAAGGCAGTGGGAGTTTGGTTTTATTCCGTCAGTACCGATCGTTATCTCTATCTCATGCGAGATGACGCCAAGCATCCAGGGTCGTGGGGGCTGCCCGGAGGCAAGGCCGAAGCCGGTGAAAGTTTGTTAGTGGCCATGAAACGCGAATGTGAAGAAGAGATTGGTGGTTTTCCTGATTTTGTGAAACTTATCCCCTTGGAGATGTTTACCAGCGAGGACGGCAAGTTCAGTTACCATACTTTTTTTTGCGGAGTTGACCAAGAGTTCATCCCTACACTGAATCACGAACATCTAGGTTATGCCTGGATTGACAGTGATAATTGGCCTAGGCCTCTGCACCCTGGACTGTGGTCAACTGTGAATTTTGATGCAGTACAATCTAAAATAAGATCTATCACCCAGAGCATGCGTGGTCAGACATCGCAATAGCTGATCCAAGATATATAATCTTGACAAGTGACATTTTGAAGTCGACGCCACTCTGCGGGCACACGACTTTCAACTCCTACTACGACAAATTGAGTCGTATCATATGCTGATATTATGCTTCCAATGTTAGAGATAGTACTGGTGCTCAACCAAGGAGTATTTACATTCGCACCCAACAGGAAAATTTCTTTATGCCCGTCAAACGCAGCCAAATAAACAGCCGTGGCCTGGCTGTCCATCAATGGGGCCATGGGTATAAGATAAAGCCGGCCGGGATAGGTCAGCACGACCCTAGGTGTTGTATAAACAGTGCATCTTTCTTCATATTTTTGTGCGACCATGGCATCAACTTCACTGCGTTCTTTGCCTATCCAAAAGTCCAAGATCATGTCTTGCCAAATACGCCCAGTGGCATAAGTCTGTAATCTTTTTTTACCTAAGAGACCACCGCGATGTCGCTGCAGTCTGGCGTAATCAAACATGGATCGATCTACATCACTGACAATGACCGCGGCCCTGCCAGAGATATGATGGTTTTCTATAGGATTAGAGATCCATTCGCGGCTCTGTTGTTTGGTACCACCAGACCAGCGTGTTTCGGTAACCAGGAACTCGCCGCTATAGTCTCGGCGATAGCACGGTAATGTCACAATCGTCCAACTAAGATTTCGATCACGGCCGAACCATCGGTGTCATGATTTTGCAAGGCTTTACCTATGACCACACCAGGTTGATAAAGATCGGCAGGAAGAACTTGGGCATGGCCCGGAACATCGCTGCTACATAGAACATCACCTCTGTTGACACGGCCAACCACTCGGCACGGTACACGACCTAGCAAGGCCACGGTGACTGCGGTGGGAGAATTTTCGGTGGCGTTCATGATCACAGCAGGAGCTGTAGAAACTACGCCCGCTATACACGTGCTAGCTTTGCCTGTAGTCTGTGTGACTTCATGTGCACCACCAATCTCCAGCACAGTGCCCGGTGCATACACTGTGTCTGCGATGTACCGTTCTGCGATGTCGGCGTATTGCGCTGACGTGGCCTTGGCGAATATGGTGTTAAAGTAGCCAGTAGAGTTACCAATGTTTCCCGTGCCATTGGCTTGGCCGTTGATAATACCAGCCGAGGTAAAAGTGGCGATACCGGATCCACCCACGGTGATAATGACATTACCGCCCGAACTGGGTATGTTCACACTGGTAGTACCAGAACTAATGCTGTTGGCACTAAGGCTGCCAATTTCTGCATTGACATAG